TAGGCCAGTCCATGTAATCTTAGTTGGGTCAGTTGGATAATTTGAAGGATTTAAGATACCCTGAACAATAATTGCACCACCACCGCTGACAGTGTCGCTGGTAATTGAAATACCGGCCAATAGTAATTGCGCACGGTTTAATAATTCTCGTTCCCCTAAGTCGCCAACAATAGCGTTACTTACACTAGGTGCTAGACGAATCAAGAAAGAGGTCGCAGGGTCCACACTGGCCACCACTCCGGTTGCCGCGTAGTTAAAAATATACCCACGGTCACTGTCAAACTGACCATCAATCATAAATGCACTGCCCCAGTGACTGATAATCGGAGTAATTGTATTACTAACTAAAATAACACCAACTCCGGTATTATGAGTGGTCGCTGAACCTGCACTCCATGTTCTACTAGATCCTGCTACAAACTGTGTTAATGTTGCGCCGCGAGTACAATTTAATAAATTTGTACCGTCATTATTGTTAAAACGTATTAGCTCATTTTCAATCAATACAGTTCCACTATTTGGAAAATAGAATGCATTTGTCAGTGGTATAGTAGTTGTACTGCTATTAATAGTAGATGACAACGATGTCTTGGCACCTTCGTTAATAACTTCATAGCGCACAGGTTGGTTACCAGTACGCATATATGCTTCTGTGTTTACGTTACTATTACGGAAACGATGTGCAAACACATAATCGCCTGTAGGACCTCTTAACATAAAGTCAATAAATCCAGCACCATACCATGTCCACTGCATACCAATCATCTGCATCTTAGTTACATCTAAACTGTAGCCACTTGGTCCGGATCCGTCTAATGTATCTAAGTTCCACTGGCTCTGCGGTACTATTAAATCAATAGTTTTACAAACTTTAGTACCTACAACATCTGTCACGCCACGATAATCTGGACTTACCGATGCACTAGTATCACTAATCACATTAGTTATCACATGGCTCATACCTCGGATAACGATACGATCTCCAGCAATTAGCTGTTGTGTAAATCTTGTATTTGTTCCAGTTAAACTATTGCTGTTTGCCGGAATACTAACTGTACCTGCAATTTGGAATGTACTTGAACGTTTAACCACGGCCATCTGTATTCCATCATATTGATAGAACATACCGTTTTGGTCATCAAATGTTCCTGAACGCACAGTTGCTCCGTGCCAGTTGCGCACACTCATTACACACGGACTGCCAATAATTGCAGTTGTAGCCCCTAGTACTTGTGATGCAGTTACTTTAAAAACTCGCTCATTAATAATAGTCGATACTGTATAAATTCCATTATATCCTGTAGTTGTTGCGCCAGTGATTTGAATTATAGCACCAACTTGGCACCCGTGGTCTACGTCGTCAGTGGTTATTGTAATGACCGATCCTACAGTAGTTCCGGTAGATGTCATACTTTGAATATCGTAGCTAGGAGCGAACAACGCACCTGTATTATACATAACACCCTTACCCGATTGATAACGAATATATTTTTTACTCATACGGATTGCGGTAGCACCATGTGCTGGACCACCAGTTCCTAATTGTACTCCGCCATCAAGCGGTCTATGCACGTAGTAACTATCTGGTCGACTATAAACTGTACCAACTAGTGTATTGGCAATAGTTCCTGGAGCTCTTGCTGTATATCGTAGTGTAGTTGTACTTGGCACTTGCTCAACATAAAATGCGCCCGCTGATAATTGAGCATTTGAACCCGTACTACTAATAGTAGTTGTGATACTATCACCTGGAACAAATCCATGAGGACTACTAAATTGTATTTCAATAGTTGCAATACTAGTATAGTTTAACGTGCTTGCACTGGCAATAGCTTGTGTAGTAACGTCAGTCAGTCCAATTGCGCTGATAAAATTCTTTGTTGGGGGAGTTACTGGAGTTCCTGAAACTGAGAATGCTGTAACTAATCCGCCAGCTTGCACAGTTAATACTTGGATAGTTGCATCAGCATTGCCGCCACCGCTGATGGTAATGGTGTTGCCGACTGTATATCCCTGACCAGCATTATTGATAGCTACGCCTGTTACTGTTCCTCCAACCCCAATGCCGGTAATATCCACAGTGAGTCCTGTACCAGTACCGCCAGTTGTGACTATGTTTACTTCAGTGCCCAGATACAGGCTGCCGGGAACAAGTGTGGCATTGTCAAAAGTATCCACAGCATTAATTGGACTAGCACCAGTTACTGTTATGGTCACATCATTTGCTGTGGTTGAACCTCCCACACTTGTTCCTAAAATAGTAATAGTATCATTAGCAATATAACCGCCGCCAGCACTTGCTCCCGCTGCCGCGGCATATACAGTATTCAATCTCGAAACATTGAATAATGCGCCCGATCCTGTTCCACTTGTAGCACTTTGTGATAGTCCACTATATGTTTGATTAGTTCCTAATATGGTACTAGTTAATGGACCGCTTAGTCCAACAGTATTGCCGTTGATAGTAGTAACTTGAACTACAGTGCCATCGCCTCGATCAAACACTAAACCTGGAATAATTCCTGTTGTGCTAGCCACGATTAATTGTGTATCATTAATTGCGGCACTAGTTGTTAATTTTGTACTAGCTACTGCACCACCTGCCCCAAACACTGATGTGATCTGTGTACCGGCAGTAATACCTGTACCGGTGATAGGAGCACCTGCTATTGGTGCTGTACCGCTAAATCCAATAAATGTACTACCACTAGCAGAATTTAAATATGTTGTGACAGTACCGCTTTGACCATTAGAATAAACGTTAAACGCTGGATTACCAACACTTGCTCCTGTATAAAATCCGGCCGCACGTAGTTGTGTATACGAAGAACTTAATAGTGTCGGATTAACAGAACCAACTTTACTTTTTGCATAGTACGTGAATACATTAGATGATACTATACTAGCAACAATGAATGTACCTTCTGCACGACTAAAACCCGAGACACTACTAGCTAACGCTTTAATTGTAAACACGTCACCAACACTAAAACTATGAGCCGCTACGGTGGTTACAGTCAGTTGGCTGGCACCTGTAAAACTAGTACCAGCTGATGCATCAGTGTACACACTAACAACTGCTTTATCACTACCTGGTATTTCATATACACTTGGATAGTTACGCATCATACTAATTGTTTGCCACTTGGTTGGCTGTAGTCCGTACTCAAAGTCAGCGTCCAACATACTTTGTGGAATACCAACCTTCATACGTTCCATAGCATCTGTACCGATACTATTCATACGTACTGCTTGTTCTTTACCTTCAACAAATATTTGTATATTGTCAGTGACCATCATACCAGTAGTACTGACATTAAAAGTTATAGTAGTAACTTGTTCAAATCCGTAACTGGCGCCGCCAAAATCACTGTCGTATCCGCTACTATATGTTACTTCTGCCGCATTATCTGAATCACTAAAATTATAAAGAATTGTATTTCTACTAGTGTTGGTAATCAATAAGAAATCTTTAAGTTTGTAAAATCCAGGAAATTTAACATAGCCACGATTTGAAATTTTAGTTGGTAGACTAGATAGACCGTTTGTAATAACAGTGATAACAATATTAGTAAGAGCAACAAATTGTGCAGAACCTCCTAATTCCGGAGTGTACGCTTGTTCGATAACTTGACTTACGCTAGTGTTACGAGCAGTAGCCGTAACATTAGTCAAAATATAGTTTGAAACTAAATCTCGAATAAATGTATGTGCGGCAACTTCCGGAGTCCTATCGCCGTCTACTTGTGGATAACCATTATCAAAATATTTACTAGCATTAAAATATGTTTGTCTATTGCCACCGTGCTTTAAATCACTAATGTATCCTTCCAAAACATAACTAACGTCTCTATAACATTTTTCTTTATTGTAGGTGTAGTATGCAAATGGTGCAATATTGTTTGCTACATTATAGGCAATAAAAGCAATAACTTCTTCTTGAATAAATCTTTTGTTTGCTTCTAGAAGTGCAACTGTCTGTGGTAGTAATCCGGCATTTTGACTATCAGGTGCTATAACGGTTGGAAGCGAACTTAGACCAATATTGATAGCATTGATAATGTAATTGAACAAAACAGAAGTTTGTGCAATGCCAGTCGACTCACCTGCATTACCAGTAATAGTAGTTTGTGTAACTGTTGAGTTTAATCTAGTATAAGTTGTATTAGTTAAGATATAATTGGTAATTCTGCCACGTAACCAAGTTTTAACATCAACTTCTACGGCTGGTGTGAGAATCTGTATAACACCGTTGACATAATAGTTTGCACCCATCTGATAGGATAAACTATTACCGCCTTGAGTTAAATCATACACCATCGAATCTAAATTATAACCGATATCTCTTTTACATTTAGTAGATCTAGTTGCATCGTAAGCATAGTTATAATAGGGACTTGAAACGTTTGATGCATTAGCAAGTATTTGGGCACGAATATACGCATCGGTTTCTGCAACAAGGAAAGCTCTATTGGCTGTTAGTAGTGCTACTGTTTTTGGATATTGATTATAAGCAGGAGGAATCGCTCCTGGAAAAAACTTATAATTAGTTATTTGTTTCTTTGACATTTATCTTCTTTTCCTTGGTTAACTCAAAGCAATGGACATGGCTGTTGCTTTTTTGTCTACATATTTTTTATTCGTTGCGTGTGTTGTCAATGTTGGCGCAGTACTTATCACAGCGTTGCCGCCAACTGTCACATCATTGGTCGTTGTTACTGCACTGGCATTAACAGTGCCGCTAGGCATGGTAATATTACCAGGAAGATAAGTTGTACCGTCCGGCGCAAATGCCCAATGGTTATCAGCTGATATACTGGCGTTGAAGCCGCTAGTTCCAGTGGAGTTAGTATAGAATTCAATACCAAATTCATCAACAAATAGATTGTTGTTACCACGATAGTCTAAGGCAACTTGATCGCCATCGATAATAAGTGAACCTACAGTACTAAGATAATTATAACCAGTTGACGATATCAGACCGCCGCCACTTGCACCTGGTATTACTAAGTTACCAGATGAATTTAAAGTTATTGTTTTAGTACCATTGACTAGTGTGCTAAGTGTTATGTTAGCCGATCCGTCAAACGCTACATTATTAATGTTTTTAGTAGCCGCTAGTTTAGTGGCAGTGTCTGCATTACCAGTGACATTACCTGTTAAATTTCCAGTAACATTACCAGTAACATTACCTGTTAAATTTCCTGTAACATTGCCAGTTAAATTTCCTGTAACATTACCAGTTAGTGATCCTGTAAATAATGCGTTAGTGCCGTCAGTACCATTATCTAATATCTTACTAGTGCCGTTACTAGCATAAACATCACCGAAAAACGCAGGATTGGCTAGGGTTGTACCGTTGTCCAATACACGCAAACCACCGGCTGTATATATGTCGCCTTTTAGATTAGCAGTGATTGTGCCTGCAGAGTTTTGCACCCATAATTGTGTAGCTAACTTGCCGCCACCGGGCGTTTCGCCGTCCATGACCCGTAGTGTGCCATTAGTTTTGTCGTAGACAATATCACCACCGCTATAACTTATTCGGTCTAAATCAACGCTGGCGTATGCTTGTAGTTTTACACTGTGTACGGTTTTGCTCATGGAATACCAGTCCTTTATAACTAGTATTTAACCGTTTTAGTCTTTGCGATAGTATTGGTAATTAACGGTTGTTTCGTTGGTTTTGTGTACCACTGCACCGTTTTTCAAGTGGAAGCGACGAGCCATTTCTGTCTGAGGACTTAGAGTTACGATATTTTTAACGTCTTTGAATTCACCCAATATCCAAGCCGCGGCCTGCTTGAGTAGTTCTGCGCCTGCGCCTGGACTGTAGCTCCAGATAGTGTAAAACACCGCAGTATCTTTGCTTTTATCCTCATTTATCAGCTCTTCTTCGGTAGACGGAATATTTTTAAGCCATTGTAAACAAGTGGCAGCCAATATTTCTTCTCCTGCTTTGAGTATTAGAATTTCAGCAGTGTCATTGATACGTTGAGCCAAGGGAATATGGGGACGAACAGGATCGTCGTCAATGACCTTTGTCAGCGGATCGTCTATAGAGCGTAAGTGGTACAGTTCCATGGCAGGTTTTCACAGTTATTATATACGTACTTATCTCTTTTCGCATAAATCACTAGATATCATCGCCAGGCAGATTATTAAGTAGTTCTCTCAGCTTGCTGGACTCTACCTGCGCACGAACTTTGGGCACTGCGGCGCCTGCCATCGGGTCTGTAATTTCGCCAGTAGATGGGTTGACTGTCTGTCGTTGTTTGATACTGTTCAACAAGGTGCTGCCAGCTGACTGACTATTGTTGTTACCGTAGCTTTCTTCCTCGCTTAGGTCACTGATACGCAAACTGTCTATATTGAACTCTAGATCAATCTTCATACCAACACCGCTTGAACTGCGTGTTTTCATCAGTTGGATTTGATAGCGACCACGCTCACGCATTGCACGACTTGTAAAGATACCAAACACATTATCTGCTGTCTGAATCTTACTCAAACCGCCCGAGATATGACTATGATCAAATTCAACTTCCTCAACTGCTCCGCGATTCAACTGTGCCGCTGTTACAAACACACAGCCCTTTTCCACCGCTAAATTGCGTAATTCTTCACTGACATACTTGTCTTTAATAAACAAGTCTGCTGGTGATATCTTCTTGCTAATCGGCATTAGCAAGTCCAAGTAATCTACCAACAGCACGTCAACTTTACGACCCATTTTGATTTCATACTCTTTCAAGTAAGCACGAATATCGTTGGCAGTTTTACCACTGGGCATGTATTTTACCTGGTAAGATCCGGACTTTTTACCAATCACTTTGATTTTCATTTCAACGTCATCTAGGTTCTTGAAAATCTCTTTAGTGGCCATACCAGTCAACATGGCATCCATACGCATGGACACTAATTCTTCACTAAGTTCCAATGTTAGGTATACCACATTCAATCCAGCCAAGGCCCAGTTGATACCTAAATTGGCCAAAAACAGTGATTTTCCAGCACCTGAACCACCAGCAAATATATTCAACTCACCGCGATTCATACCACCAAACAATTTGTCATCCATGGCTTTCCAACCAGTAGATACTTGACCATTATTGTCTTTGATTCGCATCAGTCGAGCACGTGGATCCAAGAAATAGTCAGTGCCTAGATCCTTGGTCAGACCCACTTGCACTGCTTTTTTGATCATTTCTTCCACGGGACCATATTCACCTTTTTCCAACAGGTCAGCTGACTCTAGAATGGCCTTTTCTAATCCTTTGTGACGGATAAATGTTTCAAAGTCGCTCAACAACCAATCAAAATGTTCTTCACGTAGATCTTGACTGACCTTAAAATCACTGCTGGTTGCGGCATTTACAATATCTTGCGTGGGCATAACATTGTGATCTTCAACATATTTGTTGATAAACTCTGCAGGTGCTTGAAGCTTGCGATCAAACAAACTTGCATCAAAAATGCTTTGACAACGAACAAATGTTGCGGCGTCTGCCAGCATCATTTCCAAGTATAATTTTTGTATATCGTAACTGTAATCTGTATTTTGTGCCATATATTATTGTAACATTTAATTAAAAACTTTAACACCGTAATGGCGTTGAAAGTTTCTTGAGTCTGCGTGATCATTCACCATGGGTTTGCCTTTGATATTTAAACTGGTGTTGAGTAACATTGGGCATCCAGTTCGAGCATACCACTCTTCTAAGAGTTGTCTAAACGGGCTTCCATCGTTTGGTACAGTTTGTACACGTGAAGTTCCATCACGATGCACAATGGCAGGATAGTGGCCAGGATGCCTGCAACGAGCGACCACTTGCATATACCTACTAGTATTCCAACCGCTAGGCATATCAAAGTACATGTCCACATGCTCTTCAAGTATTGCCGGAGCAAAAGGTCTAAATTCTTGTCGTTGTTTGATTGCATTTACTCGATCCTTTATATCTTCACCGCGGGGATCCGCTAACAGACTTCTATTGCCCAATGCTCGTGGACCAAATTCTGCTCGTCCACGGGCCAATCCGCAAATCTTGTTGTCTACTAGATAGTCAACTATTTCTTTGTTGTTAGTACGACTGCCCATATCATATCCCAAGAATGGAGTAAATGCATCCTGAGTCATACGCCACTTGGGATTCTTGGCCAACACTGCACCTATTGAACTGCCAGCATCTCCTGGATTAGGCATGATCCATGTTTTACTGTAATAGTCTCCGGTCAGTCTATTAGCACTACAGTTCAATGCACAACCGCCCATTAACACCAAATTGTCACTGTCAACCAACAGTCTTGCCTTGACCAATATATCATCAAGCCATTCTTCATATATACACTGAACTGCGGCCGCAATGTCAAAACTGTCTTTTATAATCAAATCAGGAGCCCAGTCCATACACCCTCTATGAAGATTTCTTTTCATTTTAAAACTGTCATACGGCCCTTTAAAAAAATCATCATAAATTCGCTGTATATGTTTTTTAGGATCGCCGTATGCAGCCATGCCCATTAAAATATATTCGTCTTCATTGTGCTTCAACCCTACTCGTTGTGTCATAGCACTGTAAAATAATCCCATGCTGTATGGATAACTTTTACTAAATCGTTTTTTAAGTTTAGTGCCGTTGCCTTCCCAAATAGTAAATGTTTCAAATTCTCCGATAGCATCTACAACTATCACACACGCATTGTCAAATCCGCTGGTATAGTATCCGCCTGCGGCATGACTAAGATGGTGATCAACATACTCAACTGGCGCATCAATTTCATAACGTGCCATGTAAATATCAATATCATTGTCTCGGCCTTTCCAGCCTTGCCCGGCATATAATTGTCTCAATGACTTGAGAAAAGGCCGTTCATACCAATAAACTTTTTCTGGATACCCAAACCGTTTGGCATCCGCTACCAATTCTTTACATAAATCTCTGTCATTTTTTATGCCGCTGTATCTTTCACTGTGGCTGGCAAATACCAGTTTTTCGTCAGCAAATACTGCCAGTGCCGCATCGTGGCTATTTGCCGAAATCCCCCAACTGATCATTTGTAGATAAAAGGATCACGTTTCCGCAATTCTTCCAGTCGTTTTTTGAATGCTCGATGCTCTTGCCACATTCGCCAAGGAGATAAAATAAAATCAATTATTCGTTGAACCATTTTTTTGCCCTCAATTGTATTTTAAGATTGTTTGATTCTTTAGCTGATACTATCAACCAAAGTGTCGCTAACTTGCCTAGTTTGACCACAGCATCGTTGATGTCTTTGATACCTTCGGGCCAGTCAGGCATGCTCACACCCCACCCAAATTCCAATGCTTGTTCTAAGGTCGCTTTGCCAGCGGCATCCTTATCTGGTACCAGTACAATTTCTTTTCCTAACTGCTTTAATAACCAGTTTTGACTGTCTTTTATCTCCGCTCCTAGCAACGCACACCCATCAATACTTAGCGCATCAAATGGGCCTTCGCTAACAATCACGAATTCCCTATCGTCTTGTTGACTGTCTAAATTAAAAACGTATCCAGGTTGTTGTTCGCTTAGATATTTAGGTTTGGCATCGTTGATAGCACGGGCAGTCCAGCCTACAATCTCACCTTTGTATAAAAACGGAATAATAATTCTATTGTTAAATCCCACCTTGTTAGTCCAGTAAAACGGATAATCAAAAGGATCAATTTTTCTCTCAACTAAGTAGGCAACCGACTCGGCAAACTTAGTCGGAACTGCATAATCTCCATCTGGCAGTTTTAAAAATGTAGTTAGCTCTTCAAAACTAATAGCATCCAGTGGCAGTGCCCTAACATCGAATTTAGGAATTATACTACGAATTTCTGCGGTATTGTTGTTATCTAATCTAAGTGCTTCTAATCTCAGTTGGCTAATAGTACCGTCGGGAATATTCAAATCTCGCATGAACTTGTTCATGTTTTTGCTGATGTGCCTACCAGGTTGCCAACTGCATTTGAATCCACAATTGAAACAATGATAGCTGACAGCATCACCTGCATTTACTATGAATCCGCCACGTTGCCGCTGGTCATCGCAACAGACAGCATTGAACGATATCCAACCACTTGGAGTATGTTTACGCTTGCCCGGAAGGTATTGTAGTAGTGTATCCGCGATTAGGCTCATGCCTAAGTATAACAGATTCTGCGTTAGGAAGCAACGACTTTGGTAATTGATCCGTAGACCGCGGCAGCATTTTGTTGACTGCCATAGGACCAAACATCTGGATAGAACCAACTAACTCGCATGTAGCTGTAGTTCTTGCCTGTGACCGGGTTGAGAACCGGAACAAGACTAAATGGTATTGTTTGGCTAGTAGGTGTAGTGCAGGTAAATGACTGCAATTTTGGAGTATTGAGCCAACTGCTCACTGAAATGGTCATATCCTCGGTTCCTTCAACATACACAGTGCCGATAAATGCATTCAAAGTAACTTGAAAATTCATACTGGCAGTTGATTGAGCTTCGTAGAATTTGCAAGGGATAGCCGAAGTATGAGTTATCACATTGCCCATAAAATTTATTTCACTGGCAAACTCATCGTGTATGACTGTAGCACGAGTTTTAGGTGAAGCATTGGTAATAAATTGCATAGTACCACTTCCGCCAAATTGGCTGTCGTTGTACAACATAACTGTGTTGCCCGATGTGTTTACAGCGGTAGCACTGTAAGTTAAAAACTGATCGCTGAGTGTACTAATATCTGCTATTGGAATAATTATCTTGGCCAATCCCATGATTGTGTTGGCTATAACAACTCCAGTTGCTCTTAACACAGTTTGCTTGGCAAAGGTTACGGATATTGTAGTGGTAGCTGAGTCAATGTCTGTGTTTACTGCACTTACTGTAACAGTTCCTTTGATCCCAGTACCAGTGATAGTGTAGCCCACAGCAAATCCATTACCTGAAATATTTGCAGTAGGTACAGTGATTGTTGTTGTTGACGCTTGGCCAGTTGTAGCATTGACAGTTGCGCCAGTAGCAGTGGCACTGGTTACTAAAGTCATAGGGTAAGGACTATTATTCAGTGCCTTGCCTCCAGCATCCATGATGTTGACTTTGAGATTTGACAGAGTTGATAAATCCAAACGTTTCTGGTCAACGTTTTGTATGTCAAATTCTATGACATTGTCAACACCTTGATAAATTTTAATTGTTTTTGCGTACACGACCTTGTTCTCCACAGTGAATCCTGCCAAATCAGCCAATAGTACTACTCTATTAGGATATAAATAACTTTGAACTTTTTGCATTACCAGGAACCTTTATTAGTAGTATTTATGGCAAAACTAAGAGACGACATACAACAAAATCTACCCTTCATCAGTGTATTAAACTACGGTGATAACGAATACGTGGGTATCGTAATCAATCAAGATCAGTATGTTACTAGCTTCTATGATCTCAACGCCTTAAGAACTCCTGAAGAAAAGACAGCATTCTTAGAAATAGGAGAAGTTTGGTGGTGGGAGTCAAATCGCCAGTTTCCTATCAGCATATTTTGTCGAGATCAAATAGGACCGTATGCTTATGCAATCAAAACATTCAACAGCAAAGATACACGTATTATTCTAGGACCTGTAGTTAACCTAATGAACTTGACTATGAAACGTGTTAAACGTAAATCAGTCCAGCTTGTTCGAAAAGTCCGATAATTGTTCGCAGATTAAATTCATCTGCACCACAATCACATGTGCATATGCAACAGCATGTGCCTTCTTAAAATAATACTCGTCAGTCGTTGGTTTCACCCATACTTCTTTCATTATGTCGTTCCACGATTTGTCTAGCAAGTGTTTTTTCGCGGGGCGTATTATTGCCAGGCAAGCCGCGAGCTGTTCGATATCTCTCGGTTTCAGCGTCCTCAAGACTCGCCCGTGCCCATTCACGTGAAATAGCAGATTCGTAAATTCGTCCTGTTCCAGTAGTTCCCATGGTGGTTCTGTCTCCATTAATTTTGTCAAGTGTTGTTTGTCTTTGACGCCTTCATACACGCTGACATTCAAAAAATCTAATTTAAAATATCCTCGTTCTTCGGCTGTCTTGTAGTCAATAGTGCTTATACCGCTGACAGGATTGTACGGAATACTAGTACAGTATACACCGGTATTGTGCTTTTTAAAAGTACCATCCAAACTGGCGTCAACATGTTTTAACACACTCAATGCTTGTGTTCTATCTGCAAAATCAATATCAATATCAGGCATTTTTAATTTTCTTCCAGCTAGAATTTCCGATGGTAGGGTATCCAATATATTCTTCGCCAGTTTCCATGTCGACTAATTTATATTTTTCAGGACAGCGTGTATAAACAGTTAGAGTAACTGGTAATACTAACTCTTTTACTTCAGTTCCATCTTTTAACTTTCTTGTCTTCATATACTGGACTCCTTAACTACTTGCTTCACCAGTTCGGAATCTGCAGATAGCTTCTTAAATTTATTCAACCAGAAAGGAACATCCATTACTGCACTGACTGCCATCAATTGTTCATCGTTAAATTTTTTCAGCATGTCCTTGCCACTGGTACAATTTAAAACCAACCAAGGACTTATCTTTCCGTCACGAATGTCATAGCAAGCACGACTTAGACTAACATATAAAAAATAATGATTGAATTGCGAGTTATTATCATTGGCCCACGACAGCATATGACTCACACTGCGTTCCAGTGCAACTTCAACCGGTTCATTTTTGATCAAGTGAACAACATAGTCGTCATACAGTTCGTCCCTGCACCAATGATCTAGTTTAACTCCACTGGTAACTACATAGTTGATAAACTTATCAGGATATAAAGGATTAACATTGCTGACAAAGCTGCCGAACTTGACAAAAGCATTATAGTAAGGGCTACGGGCAAAATCATCGTATGTTTTGTCGCCTTTGAAGTTTTGACTCATTTTGTAAAAACGATTATAAGTGTCATATCCTAACATTACATGTTTTTCTGTCCTTGCCAGATATCTACGCTTCTGTTCGCACACGTGAACAAATAGAGTTTTCTCCTGCATGAACCCTTTGTTACAGTGTTGACAGATGAACGGTTGGTTGATCAATGCCATCATTTAAGTTTCTTGGCAATAGTAGCTTCATCCATCCCGTGACTTCGGGCTAGATCCTTAATTTCTTTATCAGTAGACATTTCAGCCAGCAATTCAATCTCATCAATTTTTTTGTCAGGCATTAATTCTTCAAGGAATCTTGCTCGCTTGCCGCCTTTGCTGTCACGTTTTTTATTAGGTATCCACTCATGAAAGAATTTGGTTTTGCCATCATAACTGCACATACACAGCAGTTGCCATAACAGATTAGGATGCTGTTGTAGTACAGACCAATGTTTGTTGTAGTACTCGTTTACTGTTAGAATAAAGTGCTCTTGTATCTCACGGTTGTTGGTTTTTACACTGCTGATATAGCGATTGAGATTGTACATGTCGCCTTTGATTTCTTTACGCTCATCCTCTGTGGCTTCGGACCAAGCAGATCTGGCGCCTAGGTCAACCAGTGGTATAATTTCTTTAAAAAGGTCTATATGTTTGTTCATCTTTGCTCAACTTGTATATCATTATAGCACGATCTAAAGCCTTTTGTAAAGTGGAATTGGTTTTAGCCATCAGACGTATTTCTCCCCACATTTTATCTTCTATAATGTGTTCATGCAACGGTCTGCCGTCGCTAGTTCGAGGATCCGGATATTTGTATCCAATCAGTTTCCTTTCTCTAGGATCTTGTCCAGGTTCTCTACCATATATGGTGTTGCCGCCATCTGGGCTTTCGTATATTAGCGGTACGCCGGGTTTGAGATTGCCCATTATTAATCCTTGGGCAATAAGATAGCGTCAAACGCCAACACAGTTCTATGTCCAGTACCTTTCCAGGGATACACTGTGTGAGGCAAGTAACTGGGAAACAGAATAACAGTGCCCGGAGTGGGGGTATATTTCCATGTGTCGTTCATAATAAATTTACTTACATCTTTTCCATGTGGTAGTCGGAACAATATTTGACTGTCACTGGGCAAGCTACCTTCCGCAAGTTCAGGTGCGCTGATATAGATATTTCCACTTAGATGCCCGCCTGGATGACTGTGCATTTCTTGGTAATCACCGGCATATTGCCTAATGGTCCAGGCGCTGACAATCTTTGGTCTACATAGTTTTAATTCTTCAGTACCGCTTTGCTGGCTGATCAGTTCCATGTAGCCTTTGCAGATATTTTCAAGCCAATTGACTAACCAATCAACATCCATGCCCAACTGATTGGGATACACTTGTACCTGTTGCCCTCCACGTATACTGAGCATGGGATTGGTACTGTCATTTAGCTCAGGATGTTGATGTAACATTTCAGCTAGGTTGAATATCTTGCTGAACTCTATCGGAGGCACTTGATCTATTGCCAATGTTATGGGCTGAAAATAAGCAATTTTGAGGGTCATAGTATTTTATCTAACAGTATGATTTCACTTTGTCTTGAAATTTCTTTGACAAAATATGCACAGTCCGGCTTGTGTCCGGATTTGATAGGAGTTGCTAACAGCTGGCTATTCTTCATCTTGGGGAAATACCATTTGACATCGTTATAGAAATTAACAATTTGTATTTTCTTAAACTCAACCCTAAAGCTACTCAGCGGATTAAAAATTAATGCTTCAAATCCTCTATCGTTTAGACTTGTCAATGGCAGGATCTCAATGTCGCATCCGCTTTGACTATCACCTACTGCTATGCTCCAATCGATAGGCATAGCCACTTCATCATCACCGATTCTCAGTACCATTGCTGGACTGTTGAAGCTTTCTAAAAAGATCAAAGGCATAAACATAAAATCTGGTTCTTTAGGATCACTGTTGTCCAATACTGCAAATCTAGTATTTTCGTCCACTTCCTCTGGTAAATTGTTCAATGAGAACATCTCATTATCTAGTGTTAAAATCTGCATGTTTTTTATTTAGACCAATCAACCTTATCAATATTGAACGGGTATTTGGCCTCCTTGTAAAATTTCTTACGCTCGGTAAGGTGTCTTTTTGCGTACTTGCATGTGGACGTTATGTCCCATATCTGTACGAAATCTTTGTCTTCTGCCTTACGGATGCCTCTGCCTATACTTTGAATAACTCTAACAAACGACTTACCAGGCTCAAGCAGTACCATGTTAAAGATCCTAGGAATATTAATACCAACAGCCGCGACGCCATAGGTCGCAACAATAATTTTGTTATCACTGGTTTTAATTTCATCATATTCCTCTTTGCGATCTTTTGTTTTCACTGCACCTGATACAAATACTGCATCTGGTAACTCGTTTATTATAAATTTGCCTGAATCAATTCTATTAACTAGAACTAGAGTGTTGCCTGTTTGAGATATTTTTTTAATTAACTTTGAGATATAGATCATCCTGTCATCGTCAGTGACAAGATATTTTAATTCTTCTGCATAACCGTTAAATTCAGGTAGATCAATCATCTGCACCACATTAACATGGCAGTTTGATAGTACTCCCATTTCCTGCAATTCGTGTGCTTTGATGCCGCCTACCACTGGACCTATTGAAGCAAATATTTGTTCGCTTTCAAATTTTTCTTTGGGAACAGTTCCTGTTAATCCCCAGCGAATTGGCGCATTACACAGATTTTGAGTGAGTAAATTTTTAAGAACTTCGGCCTTGGCCATGTGTACTTCGTCAACAATTACACATTTAACACCATCGAGAAATTGTGTCAGTGTTACAATTTCATGCTCATGATTTTTACTTTTCTTGTCTAATATGTTCAGACTTTGCCATGTGCAGATGGTATGTGTCTTGTTGAGATCTTTTCGATCACCATAGTAAACACCTACATCTAGCCCCACAGCAATAAAGTCTTCTTCTGTCTGTTCTACCAGACTCTTGTTGGGAACAATGGTAATTGTACGCCCTAACTGTTCGCACAATTGACTCAAAGTTGCTGTAGTAATGGTCTTGCCAGCACCTGTTGCTATCTCTTGCAGAGCTTGAGGATTGGTTAAAAATGTATTAACAGCTTCGACTTGATAATCACGCAACATGATAGGCTGGCCTTCTTGTTGATGTCCTTTGGGCCACACTTTGCCTTGATCTGCCCAGTATGTTTCTGTCACAGGTTCAAATTTAAACTGCGGTGTAGTACGTAGATCTTCAACATCTTCGATGGTAATTCCCTGTTTGGCCAGGATTCCTAATATCTGTTCCAACTGACTTAGATAACCGTTGCCGCCAAGTCCGAATAAACTGACCATGCCATCCCATCGCCCCAATTTGAATGCCGGGTGATAGCGAGCATATGGAATCTCATACTTAAAGGTGTTGGCTAATTTCTTGCGAACATCCAATGGCAGATTCTCAATTTTTATGTTGACTTCATCTTTGATTATCAGTCTTACTGCCATTTGCCAACTATCCTATTTTCAAATAAAACTTCCTTGTCTGACCATTCAACTACAAGATCACAACAGTTAGAGTATACTGCAATCTTGCCATGACGTAGGCCCATTTTGGTATCCAATGTCAGCACACTCATAGGTTGCCACATATTTTTAAGGAAAAATTTCGGTAATTTTCCACTCATGACAACTGCCACTTTTGTACTTGAATCAAGATTAGCATTATAGGATTTTTCCTTTATCAACTGATTAAATGTTGTGCCAACCTCGTCGTTGGGCAATCTAAAGTAAACTCCAATGTTGTCAAAAATTCCATTTTTTTCTAGTGCATCTGACAAAATTTCCAAATTTTCTACATATTTGCCAGCGGCTAGAGAGTCGAACACTACTAACAACGGTAGTCTCTTTAAATCTATTAATGCACTGATTATTGAAGCCAAGTCATAAGTTTCTTTACCCAACCATATTCTCGACTTGGTTCTATTGGCGATGATTTCTACGAGATTTTCACCGAATTTTCTGGGATGTTCCAGACTGTATTGATAGCGCATGCCACGGTCGACAATAATGTTTTGATCGATTGCTGTTTCTATTCCCAAGTCCGCAGAAATGTGTTTTTGAAAGTTGTTACCAGGCATGTTGGCAATTAGAAACTGATCGGAGATATCCTGCAGAGACCAAGATTTTATGGTATCGTAATGAGTTTTGACTGTAGAGTCAATTTCAAAGTTCAATGGCGATAATGCCTCGACCAGTTTGACAATATTCTTTTCAGTTAGCTCTGCATAGTATTTTTTGCCAGTTGGCCCTGGTTCTAAATTTTCACAATGCTTGTTCAATTCAACTAACAGTTTACGAATTTGCGAACTAAAGGTAAACTCTATGGTCAATGCCAACACGTCTTCTGGAGTTTTTTCAATATAGAGTTTTTTAACCTGCTCTATGTGTCTAAAGCTTCTTGACCACTCAGGTGCGTCCAGAGCTGAAGTAAGTTCTTGTGAAAAATCTGATAATTTTTTCTGATTTTCTTTGAGGATTTTTATCAATAGTCTACTTTGATTTTCTGTAATGAAAAAATTGGCCAAGATAGAACCATAGAGATTGTTGAGTACGTCAAAATCTCGTTTCGCAAAAAGATTTTTAGCATAGTCATCAGGCTGATTAATAATCTTTATTAATAGTTTATCTATAGTAGTCATGTTAGTTAGTATACACTTATGGTATTGATAATGCAACCTTTTAGAAAAAAATAGGCCTCAATTTTATTTAAGGCCTACAGTCTCACTTTCGGGCGAATTGATTATAGTGTAGCGTCTTCCATGCCCGCCACACGTAATTTAACGATATTAGTCAGCATCCATTGTTTCTGATCAAGTGCTTTAGTGATGCCTAACCACTTGTTGCGAAGCAAGGCAAATTCGTTGATAATTTTTTCAAAGTCAACAACATCTGCCTCGCCTTCTACAAACTTTTCACAATCTCGACTGCTAAGAGCACGTTGATAACTTTCTAAGTACTTGCGAAAATGCTGACTCTTGAGTCTTCTGAGTTCAATGTTGAGATATTCTAAAATTGCTTCAATTTCCTGTAGTTGTGCAAATCGTTCTTCAACTACTCCGGGCATTGCTGCCGCGGCACGTTCAACATTGCCAGTTACTCGGCATTCTTTTTTAGCTTCTAATAGTTCAGCTTCAAAATAAACTGCCGCATCAGGAATATTTGAAATATCTTTTGCAACCTCAGAATACCACCCCATCAAAACTCCAATTCGTCAACATCATCTGCATCATCACTTTCTTCATCCATGTAATATTCAATTGCTTGATCTAATATTGGATCTACTCCCATAGAACCTTGCATGATCCTATCAGTAGTTCCAAAATCTGCTAGTAAATCTACATAGCGTTCAGCTACAACTTCAACTTGCTTTTTATCAATGTAGTCGGAAAATAATACCCAGATGTCACCGATTTGTTGTTCATTCAACATGTTCTTCTGTCTCCTCAGGAATAGGTGTTGTTAACGTTTTGATATGAAATTTGTTCATTATCATATCTAATTTATCATCTTTCCATTCTTTTCGGTAGAATTTGAACTCTTCACCTGTCTCTGGATCAACCCACTTGAGTCTATTGCCTTCTTGTTTCAGCAAGCCTGCCTTTTCGCACATATCAACCATACCACTGTAGGGATTCATACCTGTTTCATATGGAATTTTAATTTGTACAGTTTCAAAAGGTTTGCTGTAACGAGTTTTCATAATCTTGCAACTTGCACGAATACCCATTACTTCACTTATTTTATTGCCGTCTTCATCCTCTTTGAGTTTGAGCTTTTTCATAGCAACTACGATTGAACTTGCATAGACAAAGCCTTGACCGCCCGAGATCTTGTCATCTGGATCAAACATGTCTTGGCTGGCATACGTGTGATTGGTACAAACCATACCCACGTTGTAACTACCAAACATGTTAACACAGTTACGCACCAAACTGGTAAGTGCCTTAGGTTTACGGCCCATGTCTCCTTTCATATCACCAGCTTGGAACTGGTTAATGTCAGTAGGGGTAAGCAACATACCCAATGAGTCTATGACAAATAAGACTTTGGGACGCTCTGCCATTTCTTTGTACTCTTTCATGAACTCGTGAATGGTTTTAGCCACATCATCGATCATAGCCATATTGAGTTTGAGCAGTTTGTCTTCGCTGGTGTCTACACCAAGTGCGTGTAACCAAGTTTCGTCCAGCGCATTTTCTGTGTCAATCAAGATAACATAAATGCCTTGTGCCTGTGCGTTGCGCACTAGATTGCCCGAACAGATAAAACTTTTACCTGCGCCAGACTCGCCGGCAAACACTGTAACTTTGCCCAGTGGAATACCTTTGTGAAAATCGCCACTGATCAGATAGTTAAGTGTATAATTGCCTGTACTGATCCAGTCTGTTGGATCATTAAATCCAACACCAAGCCCGTCAATTGACTTGGTCAAAGTTTTTCTAAACTTTGATAAATCGAACGCTTTAGTGGCCATATTAAACGTCCCTATCCATTTCGCATGCTTCACGTACCAGTGAAACAACTTCGTCTAGTGTGTTACACAAGATTTTGGCATTGACATAATCGCCTTTCTTGTTGCGTCCACCTGCTTCTACCATGAAGCCATTATCATACATATTAATTGTAAATGATTCATTTACCTTAGTCAATTTGTCACCAAAAGACTTTACTGTTTTTGCTGTTGCCATGTGTTTCTCCTAAATAGATAACCTGGGCGTACAACTAGGTTGCAGAGGCCCAAGCCGTTTTTATGCCTTTTGACGATTGCGAATCATTGCCAAGATGTCTTGGGCACGATCGCCGCTGGCTGCCGCTTCAGCTTTTGGGGCTGGTGCTGGTGTTGACTTTGCAACTGGTGCAGGAATGTCATCCGGATCAATGTCGTTATCTACCGGAGCACTTGCTTTAGGAGTTGACCTAACAGGATCACCGGTATTTTGACCAATGCCTGCTGGCTTGAAGTATTGTCCCCAACGTTCCAAGTCATATGCTTCGCCGTCAACACTTGCTTCAAACATTTCTTTCATAACTTTCAACTCAACTTCGCCTGGTTTCTTTGGCAAGAAGTCTGACAAGGTATACAAGCCATGTTGTTTGACAGCGGCGTTTTCGATGTCGCTTAGTGGACGCTCACGACGTGCCCAACTTGATGTTGAGTAGTCAGCATAACCGCCTTTTGAAGTTTTCTTCATGCGATAGTCTAAACCATGTACAAAGTCAGTTGGCAAGTCTTCCAATTCTGGATCCACCAATGCCGCACGGATTGATTGGAAAATCTGAGGACCGATAATGAAACGACGGATTGGATTTTCGGGGGTTTCTTTTTCTGCAAGGCCGTCTTCAACAACAAAACCTTGGAAAACATAACTACGCTTTTTCCAGTATTTACGACCCATATCTTCCAATGCTGGATCCTTGAACCAAGGACGCACTTCTGATAAGATTGGGCAAGTGTCGCCATACATTTCCATGCAGGGTACTTGTACTGTGATATTTTTGCTTTCAGATTCGCCTTTGATGCCTGCAAAGGGAAGTTTGATCATTGCACGTTCAACCCAGAAAAAAGTGTTGTCTGAATTGCCGTCTGGTAGGAATCGTAGAGTAGATTCGCCGCCTTCTTTGAGATTCCAAAACGGATAAATTGAATTATCTCCGCCTGTACGTTCTCCAGAACCTTTTGATTCTGATGCCTTAAGTTTTGCTCGTATTTCAGCTAAAGTTGCCATAATTGTTCTCCTATTAATAGCCTTTGATTGCTTTTTGTGCCTATATTTGTTTTACACCTGTAAAACAAAAAGTGCATATACACAGTATACGCACTTTTATTTAGTTCTACAAGAGGAATTATGCTCTAAATGTGAGCAGTTTACTCAATTATCTATGATGTACTAAGTTGACAATTCTTTTCAAATCGTCGTAGGTAGTTGTTTCAGCCATGGCCTGTTCCTTGCCTATTGTGACATGCACATCTTGAGGATTGCCAGGCTCTGCGTGACTAGCATGATCCATTGATGGTTGGGTCTGTTGCCCGCTTGGATCCAATTTATCAATCATCATCAACACTTGCTTGACGTGGTGTGGTTTGGCACCTTTGTAGGTACCGTTCTTAAAATCTTTTAAAACTTTGATTTTGGCACGAGTACCGCCTATGGTAAAATTCTGTTTCTGGGGATTAAAGAATCCCGAGATCGATTTGATTATTTCTTTAAGCGGCTCGTCATGACTTTGTTGCATTGGTTTCATTCCAACTGTGGTACAGGCTTCTGCAAATGTCATGGTTCTATGGCCAAAGTCTAATACATCGTCTGGTTGTGCTCCACACTCCATTGCTTTGATCAGTTTGGCCTTGACTCGAGACATAGCAGTACTTTCAGCCATTGGAGGTGCCGGCGGAACTGCGCCTGGTACAGGGGGAACAGACCCTGCATCGGGCGGCGGCATTGCCATATCAACGGGGGGAGCTCCTGCTTCTGGGGGAGGCATAGGTGCTGGGGGAGGCATAGCACCTGCGTCCGGCATTGGAGGAACTTCTTCTCCACCTATCGGAGGCTCTCCCTCATCTGTTTGA